GAAGGAGTAGAAAATGCTTAGTAGGAATGAGAACCAGAAGTTTGTGCAGGACATTATCGACGCAGACAATCTTCTGGATAGTGCTATAGATTGGATTCAGTGCAATATGGCTGCTGAGGATGTCTTCCCTAAAGAATCTCTTGCAGAATGGGCAGAAGAAAATGGCTATGTGAAGGCCTTTATGGAGGAGTAGATGGGTATAGATTACGATGCTAACTTCGGGTTAGGGTATGAAGTCGGATTTCCCTGTAGTTGGAACGGAGATGAGGATTACGAAATAGAAGAGTTCTTAGATGAACTACTCAAGGACACTCCGTTTGGATTTACCTACTGGGGGGATGAGGGTTACAGTGGAGATCCTTATACGTACGCCATTGTTTTGAGTGAGGTTCCAAACAGAGCGGCATTAGCAGATAAACTATGGGAACTAGAAAAGTTTCTTACTGTAAATAAAGTGGAATACAATGATTCTACATATATAGTCGGAGGACTTCACACCCACTAGACAAAGTTTCTGATCTGTGTTATGATATAGGCATCCCAGAAATGGGGTGTTTATTTTTAAGGAGGTATTGATATGAAGACTATTTACAAGTATGAAGTTTCCCCCTTTAACAATGAAATGTTTCTGCCAGTTGGGGCTAAGATTCTTTCTGTTGGAGAACAAGATAACCGTATTTACATTTGGGCGCTTGTAAATCCAGATCTTGCTGCTCAAACACAACGGCACATACATGCATATGGTACTGGGCATCCGATGGAAGATAGTAGACAACTATTTATTGGGACAGTCCAGATGAAGAATGGATTGGTGTTTCACTTTTTTGAGGAGGGCATAGTATGAGTTTAGATGTAAATCTCAGAGTAAAAGGTGAAGAAGTGTTTTCTTCTAATATCACACATAATCTTGGTAAAATGGCTTCTGCCTGTGGTGTATCCAGAAGCTAAGATCAGGGTGAGTAGATAAGGAGAGTACTAATATGAAAATCGAATTAGACGTATCTATGGACAATGAGGGAACTGCAGAGCCTTGGTGGGTCATTGTTGATCCACAGCAGATGATGAAGCCCAGTCACCATCAGGTAATGATAAATATGATAACTGGGCCATTTTTCAGTAGGGAAGAAGCTACAGCGGTGCTTAAAGCTAGAAGTAATCATTACAGTAATAGAGCAGTTGTCTATTGTGCCTCTGGTTGCTATTCTAATCAATATAAAGAAGTCTATCGTGCAGCAGAAAAGAAACATAATGCAGAGATCCATGAGTTCCGTAAAACGCATGGATATACTCAGGAGTAATAATGGCTAAGAAAAAGTTCTACACCACCAAAGTTGAATCCAATGAGCCAGACTGCGAAGCCTGTGGTCTGTCAGCAGTATGCAAATCTCCTAAGCTCAAGTTCATAGGCAAAGGCAAAAAGAATGTACTCATCATTGGATCACAGCCCACTTCACGGGAAGATCTCAAAGGCGAATTAGGCTATGGGGATGAGGCTGTGTTCCTTGAGAGTGCCCTTGAGGAGATTGGGATAGACTTCTATGAGGATTGCTTCTACACGTGTGCGATTGGCTGCAGACCTCCAAGAGACAGAAGGCCGGGTACGGCAGAGCTGAAGGCTTGTAGGAAGAGACTGAATAGAATAATAGAACGTCTGGAACCCAATGCAGTTATACTCTTAGGTAAAGAGCCATTCAATGCTATTGTCAGTGAGCGAATCTCAGGTAGACTAACAGGAACAGCTTATAATGAGTTTTTTGGGTGTGTAATAGCTGACCAAGAAATCAAACGTCATATTCTTTGTACTTGGGATATTAAGTTTATGTTGTCAACCAAAACTTACAATGATGGTGGTGAGTCTAAACCATTGTACCAGCGCGACTCTGCGTGGTTCAGACTCTGGAAATCTCACCTTAAAGACGCCTTTAATTATGCAAATACTCCTGTAGAAGTCATAGACTATAATCAGTTCTGTAGGACTACTCAGGATGTGAATACGGCTATAGATTGGATTTATGAGGCATTGGACTGGCCTATTATGGCATGGGACGTGGAAGCAAATGCCAAGAAGCTACACCGCAAAGGCAGTAAGGTGTACTGTGCCTCTATCAGCAATGGAAAAGTTTCTTATGCTTTCCCTATGTTTGAGAACTCTGACTTTCAGAAAGCATGGAAGAGACTTATGCTTTCTGACGTTAAGAAAATAGCCCATAACCTCCAGTACGAAAACGAGTCTCAGAAGAATTGCAATGGATACTGGGTGAATAATTGGTTCTGTGATACTATGCTCAATGCTCATATAGAGCACCACCAGCGAAGAACCGGTTTGAAGTTCTGTGTATATACTGAATTTGGAGTGCTGGGTTACGACGATAAGAGTGATTTTTTTATAACTAAATCTGATGAAGATGAATCTATGTATGGGAATAACTGCTTCAATAACATTGATAAAGCTCCTATGGAGGAATTGTTGCAGTACAATGCTTTGGACTCTCTATTTACGTTCAGGTTATATGAGAGGCAGTGGGGTCGTATGGCAGATAGGCAGAAGGAATGCGCTCTATTCTATGCCAAGACTGCTGTAACCTTATCTAAGACTACTAATAACGGTTTCTATGTTAAAGAGGAAAACTTTGCAGCTACGAATAAGATCTTAAAGGAGTCCCTTGTCGAGAAAGAAGCAGAGGTTATGTCTGATGAGTGTGTTAAATTGTGGGATGGAGAAGAACCATTCAGCTTCAATAGCACAAAGCAACTGGGGCATCTCCTATTTGATATTATGAAGATAAAACCCGTAGCATACACAGATAAGGGAACCCCGTCTCTGGATAAGGAGGCTCTTGAGAAAATGAATGTGCCTATTCTCAAGAAGATTGTAGAGTACAGAGAACTGGATAAGATGTGCTCTACTTATATTGATGGGTGGAAACGGGAAGCTGTTGATGGTGTAGTCCATTCACAGTTTTTGCTTAATACCGTGGATACGGGAAGGTCTTCATCTACCGGGCCGAACAGTCAAAATTCTTATAAACGAGACAAGAAGAAGAAAAAAATAGTACGCTCTATTATATGCGCTCGTAAGGATTGCCGTATTGTAGAGTGGGACGCCCATGGACAGGAAACCTATGTAAACATGTATTACAGTAAGGATCCAAACTATAAAAAGTATCTTACTGTAGCTGGATCTGATATGCATTTAGATGTAGCTTGTAAATGTTTCCTTCTCGAACCGAGTGAGGTTTTAAAAGAGTATAGACAGGCAGTAAAGGGGGATGCCACTTTCGCGTGGACATACGGGTCATATTATGTGCAGGTAGCCAAGTCACTTTGGGAATATATATGTGACACCCCAGCTTTGAAAAAGCACTTACAAGATAAAGGGATTTCTTCCTATGCATCTTATGAGCCTATTATAGAGGCAGCAGAAAAATATTTTTGGACAGAAATGTTCGGCATACATGATAAATGGCGTAAGAAGATGTGGAAACAATACCTTGACACAGGAGTGATAGAGACTTACACTGGATTTAAACTAGAAGCTCCTCTTGGTAGGAAATGTACCTTTAACTACCCCCCACAGGGAACTGGTGCGCAAATAACATTCTGGATAATGAATCATCTTCAGGACAAGATAGATGAACTAGGGCTTAAAACTATGCTCATTGGAGAGGTACATGATTCCATAGTTTCCTCCGTACCTGTAGAAGAAGAAGCACTCATGGACTATTGGGTTCATCAGTATGCTTGTGTAGAAATTCAGAAGGAATGGAAATGGATTAGCATCCCTCTGGTTATGGAGAAGGAACGCAGCGCCGTGAACGGTACATGGTCGGAGATGTTTGACTGTGGTGGTCTTACTGGAGAGCTTGCTGAACCAAAGGATCTAGAGGAACGAAAGAAGTAGTATGAGGGGTATAGTAGAGAAGTACTGTATGAAATGCAATGATTTTATGGGAAAAGAGCATGACTTCTCTGAATGTAAGAATACTTGTCAAATGAAACAGCCCTATGGGTTTGCCGTTCCTATGGTGAATGCAGGAGCATTTATAGTCTGTAAAGTAGATAATAGTACCTGTAGTGGATCTGGTAGGGAAGCATATCTACGAAGACTTAAAGCATACGCAGAGGAACTTCAAGCAGATCCATTTGCTAGACAAGTACTACTGCAGCAGGCGGGTATTCTTGACAGAGAAGGTAACTACACAGAACTTTATAAGGAGTTAGAAAATGCACATATCTGATAATGTGCCTGTAAAAGGCTTTTTATCCATTGACAAAGATACTGATACTATGTATTTTGATGGTAACCATTTAACTGATGTCCTCAAAGAGTTTTATGAACAGGACATTGAGATAACTATTAAGAAACCCCCCTCTGTTAAAGGGAAGTGTACTAGGTTAATTGAGTTGTGTGATAGTCGAGATGAGAATAATAACTGTCTGCATACTAGATTATGTGCCCCCGTAAAAGATTGTTTTACGTGTAAATGGACTGTACAATATGACACAGATGAGCCGTGCCATAGTTGTCAAGGATTCTCCAAGTGGGTCTATAATAGGGGCTCCATATGACCTGTCAAGGCTTCTCGCACTCCTGTGACTCAGACGAAGCTACCCGTTACAGGATGAACACACGATATGAGAACAACGATAGTAACTATATGGATCTATGCCCAGATTGTCGGGCTGACTGCGATGCGTACTGGAAAGAGATGTGGGAAGATTATTACAGTTCTCAAGGGATATGGTAAGGAGGAATATATGTCTGAACTAGGTTATATCAAATGTAAAGATTGTGAACGGTGTAGACAATGTTTTGAAGAAGATGTTACAATAGGTTATAGGGAATACACCAAAGAAGCCTATGAAGAGTTTAAGAATAAGGTAGCTTGTAATGATTCATTTAAGGAGTCAAAATGAAAGTATATATTGTAACAGAGTACGGTGGGTCTTATGATGACTCTTGGGATCATATCATTGGTGTTTTTACAGACAAGGCTAGGGCAGAAGAAGTTAAGGATACATATTGGAACGGCATATTAACCCGCAGAAAAGAATTGGAAGCATATCAGACTGCACCAGATTTAGAGGAAGGATCCGAAGAAAGTTGGACTATGTATAATGAATGGTGGGATAATGCTGATTTGGGCGGTGTAAAAATAGACGAGCATACGCTGGATGAGTTTCTTGGGGGATACTATCATGGGCAAGGCATATACTAATCGTAAACCTATAGAAGAACGTCCAGAGAGTGACTTCTACAGAACTCCAAATTCTCTAACCCAGCTCCTCTGTGATACATGCGAATTTATTGACTTCAAGAACATCTATGAGCCTATGGCGGGAGATGATGCTATAGCTAATATACTCAGAGCCAACGACTACAATGTAATTACAGATGACATAAGAACCACCGGGAAAGACTTTCTTGATTTTACAGGTACAGTTGATTATATAGTTACAAACCCTGCTTTCAGTATCTTTACTGAGACGGCGCAGAAATGTGATGAGGTTTGTCAATTTGGCTACACGCTATTGGGCAAAATGAACTTTTTTGCTGCCCATAGCCGAACAGAGTTGAATCTTTGGAGGCACTTAAAACATGTCTACATATTTGATAGGCAAGTAGACTATAGGACTCCTTACAGGGAAGACGGCGCCTATTGTGTGGGGAATTTATGTACCTGCTGGATGTGTTTTGACAAATCATGGGATAAAGGTTTCTGGAATACGTCTATTATGGATGTACAGAAATGGGCTACTTTAGGTAGTTATGAGAACTACCTCAAGAAAAACCTATGCTAATGAAGCCTCTCGGAGTACCTTACATAGACAAAAAGATCCAGAACAAGTTCCGTTTTGGGTCTTGGGCACTTAAAAACAACAAAGTGTGGCACCTCTACAATGAGTCCAAGTATATACTAGGTATGCAACTAGTTAATGATCGTTCATACCAGAGGTTCTGCTATATACTCTACAGGAAGCACTGCTCCTTCCATACTGCATTTCGTTTCCCTGAAGATGTTGTTTGGCATGGATATGGAGAAGCTAAGAAAAGTGGCTTGACTATCTGCCCAAAGTGTGCTAAAATATGGAAAGAACGGTATGGGAAGGCTTATAAGGAAGTCCTGCAGAAGCAGAGGGAAATAGGCCAGAAACGTGCCGAGAAACTAAGGAAAGAGAAGGCGAAAGAGCCTAGTTGGAGAGATCGTTAAAGGAGGTTCTGAAGTGTTGATACAGGTAGATAAAGAAGATTGTGTCTGGCTAAAGGAAGCATCTTGGTATAATAATAACTATTATAAACTTCCTTTCAAAGTAAATGGCTGCAGGTTCCTATATGAGGAGTATGATGGTGCAGAGGAATTCTGTGGGAATGTTATAGGGGAATTTATAGAGGATGAATTTGTTCCTGTATGGTATTTACATCAGATAGATTATTCAGAATACTTTCAAATAGATTCTGAAACTATGAAAGATAAAAATGAATGGACATAAGGGGGGCTATTATGGATGAATTAGTAGTTGGTAAAATGTACTATGTGAGCGACGCTGGCATTAATGCTGCTGAGTTTAAGCGTTCTATGAAAGTGAAAGAGTGTCTGTGTAAATGCACTAGTAAACGAGGTAAGTTCAAAGTCAGAGAAGGTGTTTACAGATATATGAATTATTGGGTTGCCGAAAAGGAGGCTAAGATGAAAAAGAGAATCAGTGACACACAGGTAGCAAATTATTTGGAAATGTACAAAGATGGCCCCTATACCTATATGGGGGACATCATGCTGGATCTTCAGGATGCCAGAAAGGAACTGGAAGAGGCAGAAAAGGATTCTGTGTGGTGGGATGCGCCAGAGGATGCCGCTTTTGCTAGTGTGCATCATTGTATTACTTCAGGACAACCATATGCACCAGATGTAGCACATTTTTACTATAGAATTCTTCCCAAGACCCCTAAGCAGGAGCTTATTGATTCGTTTGCAGAGAAGAATGCTTTGGCTATGAAGTGTTCCGGGCTGAACAAGGAGCTGCTTGAGGCATTCTATGAGGAGGTAAAGAAATGAAGCCCCTTGACAAGTAGCAAGGGGTTGTGGTAGGGTTCTCGTCCCACCTTCGGGTGGGATTTTACGTCTTTAGGAGGGTATATATGCAGAAAGCTATTATTGTCAATTGCAACGAAGATAGCAGAAAAACAGAGGACTTGAACGATTTGTTGTTTGATGGGTGGAGGGTTATTAGAACAGAGCAATTCAGACCTGCTGTTGGTGGTACTAATGGTTCATGGCTTGCTGGATCAGTTCTTGTTATAGTGGAGAAAGAATGAACTATTTCCCCGATCAGGTGTTTATAGGACTTCAAGAGACTCCATCAGAAATTAGCCTCGTTATCCCTCTAGCGGGGTGTTCGCATCATTGTGTTGGATGTCATAGCCCACATCTGCAGGATAAGAATGGTGGAGAAGTATTGACTGAAGAAAGATATCTTAAATATCTTCAGCAGTATAAGGACAAAGCCTCTTGCATCTGTTTCTTTGGCGGGGAATCTCACGGAGTTACTTTGGCTGTGTGGGCTGGGATTGCGCATGGATACGGGTTCAAAACGGCTTTATACTCAGGATTTGATTTTGAAGAGATACAGGGGGGTTTGTTTGACGGACTCCTAAAAGGACTGGCTGATTGCTTCGACTACGTGAAATGTGGCAGTTACGTTGAAGAATTAGGCGGTCTTGATATGATTGAGACCAATCAGGTGATGTGGAAGAAAGTAGAGGATTACTGGGTCAATATTACCAGTGAATTCCAGAGGTATAACTATGTTTAAGCATTTTCAGGATTGGATTAACAGGAATAGGGCAAAGAAGTGTAAGAAAGCGCTTAGCAGGGCTTATATAGACTACATGTTCGGCAAGATGATTTTTGAAGGGGAAGAAAGTAGTATTCAAGGATTGTTCTCGGCTAGTGCCGTAGAAGGTACGCCTAAGACCAAAGAAGAGATTCTAGCTGATTTGAAACATGCAGCAAATATGATGAGTAGACGAGCTGGGAAATAAGGGAGGTAAGGTACGAAGATAGAGATTAGCGGATTTGAGGTTCTCGTAGACGATGAGGATTTTGAAAAGATTAGTAAGTTTAAGTGGATAATTGATAAAAAGCGCATAGAGAAAAAGGGAGATTATAAGATCCAGACAAACTATTGTTATCCAGATGGTTCTCATAAAACAATTATATTAAGTAGATATATTATGGGAATACATCTATCTGGTGGGTTGTTTGTAGATCATATAAGTGGGAACACCTTAGATAATAGGAAATCCAATTTACGACTATGTACCAATATAGAAAATTGTTGGAATTCTCAAGTTCCTCGAAACAGTACTACTGGTTATAAAGGAGCATGTAAGGAAAACAATAGGTATAGATCCTATTTTACATATATGGGTAGACGTCATAATCTAGGATACTATGACACACCAGAGGATGCAGGGAGGGCATATGATAAAGCAGCATTGTATTATTATAGAGAATATGCCAGAACAAACTTTCCAAAAGAGGGATACACTGAAGATGATTTAGAGTGGGCGCATCAGTATGTAGAAAACCTTACATTGAAGAGAAATAACAAATCTTCTAAGTATAGAGGAGTCACAAAACACACACGTAGTTGGCAGGCATATGTCTCAAAAGATAGAAATAGGCTAACATTAGGATCTTATAAAGCAGAAGAAGATGCTGCTAAAGCGTATGATAGAAAGGCGTTAGAATTATGGGGAGATGATGCTAAATTAAATTTCCCTAAAGAGAACTATATAAAGGAAGGCACAGAATGATTCAACTTAGTAAGCAGCAACTCAAGGACAAGCAAAACTTCATCATGAAGTATCTGGGGGAGGGGAATAATGCAACTCTCTCTGAACTAGACCCCAATAGTAATGTATCTCATAAGACCATTGCTACTATGGAAGGGGAAGTGAATAAGGATGTTCATGTACAGATGAATCGCTACATCCTTGGTGAGAAGATTCAAGAAGTCTTTGGTAAGAAGGTGATGAAACAGTATTATAAGGATCTTGAGACACATGTAATATATAAAAATGATGAGTCCTCTCTAAAGCCCTACTGTATGGCTCTATCTCTTGTGCCTTTCATTTATAATGGTGCGTCCTCTTTGGCAGGGGATTCAAAACGTCCTGAACATCTTGCCTCTTTTTGTGGATCATATGTGAATCTGATGTATGCCCTTGCAGGACAGCAATCTGGTGCAATCGCGGATATCAGTTTGCTCACCTATTTCCATTACTTTGCTAAGAAAGATTTTGGTGCAGATTATCTCACTACTAATTATAAGGATGTAGAAAACTATTTCCAGCAGATTGTGTATAGTATTAACTCCCCTGCTGGTGCTCGTAACTTCCAGTCTATATTCTATAATACCTCTATATTTGATAGGGATTACTTCAATGCAATGTTCGGTGAGGCAATGTACCCAGACGGAAGTAAACCTGATTATGATGAGGTGAAGGAACTCCAGAAGTATTTTCTGAACTGGTTTGGAGAAGAGCGTCACAAAGCTATTCTTACATTCCCGGTGCTAACCGCTTGTTATTTGACTAAAGACAATGCTCCGAAAGATCTTGAATTTCATGATTTTCTTGCAGAGCAGATGGCTAAGGGTAATTCTTTTTTCCACTATCATTCAGACAAGGCTTCAGCACTTTCCTCGTGTTGCAGACTTAGGAATGAAGTAGAAATGAATCCATTTGCATATAGTCTTGGTGGAACTGGAATGATGACAGGATCCCTGTCTGTCATTACTCTGAATATGAATCGAATTATTCAGAAGAAGATAGATTTGAAGTCCAAGGTACAGGATGTGCATAAATATCTTATTGCTTTCCGTATGCTTATTCAGGATTTTGAGAAAGCTGGTATTCTTCCTGCCTATAAAGAGGGATACATTGCAATAGACAAACAATATGTCACCGTGGGTATCAATGGAGTAGTAGAAGCAGCGGAATATCTGGGATACGATATCACTAATAATGAACCTTACAAAGAGTGGATAAAGTCTGTATTTAAGACCATATCTGATGAGAACAAGGCAGGTGCTAAACTTTATTCTGCTATGTTGAAACGTCCTGTGATGATTAACAGTGAACTTATTCCTGCTGAGAACGTGGGGGTAAAGCTGCGGAAATGGGACACTAGGGACGGCATTAAGTCTAAACGAGAATGCTATAATAGCTATCTCTATCGTTCTGAAGATACAGATATGGATATCTTTGACAAGTTTGCTCTTCATGGTGGAGACGTTCTTGACTATCTGGCTGGAGGCAGTGCCGTTCACCTTGCATTAGCAGAGATTCCTAATAAGGAAACTTGGAAGAAGATTATGCTTCAAGCTATTAAGTATGGTTCTTCATACTGGACGGCTAACATTAAATCCACATACTGTAATAAGTGTGGGTATATTGACATGAATACTCGCAACGCCTGTGTTAAATGTGGATCCACTGATGTAGATTATCTAACAAGGGTCATCGGATATTTGAAGAAGATCAAGTCCTTCTCTGCTGCCCGTCAGAAAGAAGCTGGATTGCGTTTTTATCATAAGATTTAGTCCAAAACCGCTTGACAAGGGCACCTACTTCGTGGTAGAATGTCCTTGTTGAGTGATTTTAAGGAGGTATGAGTATGGGTAATTTTATAGTACTTACAAAGGAACTTGAGCTAGATACGGTTGCTGGAGCACATATTTCTTCTTGTAATAAAGAAGCACAAGCACTGGTCAACCTACTTATGATTCCTGTGTCATTTAGGTTTAATGACGAGAAGCATACAGTTTATCCGTCATATAAAAAGTAGATTAAGGTTTCTTCGGGATAGTAGCTCAGTTGGTGAGAGCAAGGTTCTTATAAAGCAGAGGTCGGTGGTTTAAGTCTACCCTATCCCATATTTTATTTTGTAAGGAGTGTAACTAATGCGACTGTACTTTCAGAAACTGTATCCAGAATCTATTCTGCCTACGTTTGGTCATGATGACTTTAACAATGCGGGGTTTGATTTCTACTCCCTCCACGACATCACCATCGCCCCGCATGGCTTCGCCATTATAGGCACGGGTGTAGCGTGGGATGGGGTAAGAGCAACAAGTAATTTCTGCCAACCCTGTCGTGAAAAGTGTTATATTGAAGTTCGTGCCCGTTCTGGTTTGGTATTTAAGGACAACATAGAAGGTACTTGTGCAGGTATCATAGACTCAGGTTTTTGTGGGGAAATTAAGTACAAGGTTTTTAATAAGAATGGATTTCCGTTTGTTATTAAAAAAGGATATAGGTTTGCTCAAGGTATCTTTCATGTAGAACCTTTGTTTGACATTGGAGAAACTACCACTATAGAAGAAACCTCTCGGGGAGACCAAGGTTTCGGGAGTTCTGGTAAATGATGGATAGAACCATGTGTACAGACAATGAATGCCCTTATAATGGCATGTGCATGCGTTGGTCTACTTCAAGCAATGTAGAGTGGCGTTTTACAGAAAGTCCTCGTAAAGGGGATAAGTGTGATATGTTCTGGGGTAGGAATCAACAGAACATTATGGATAAGTTGGAAAGCATTGTAAAAGGAGAAGATAGATGACGAGTGTAGAAACAGCAAAGAAGCTAATTGACTCTAAAGGCGTATGTAGTGATGTGGCCTGCATAACAGATGAGTGTCCTTGTAGAGCAGTGTGCAAGAGGGAAAATTCAGATACAGAATCCCTAGAGGCAGTACAGATTTGCCAGCAGTTTCTTCTTGAACATGCGGCAGAAGAAGCCTCAAAGTTGCCTCTGTATTCCAATCCCGTAAATCATCCCAGCCATTATGCTTCTGGAGGGATCGAGTGCATAGGGGCTATACAAGCTTCTATGACTCAGGAAGCTTTCTGTGGATATCTTAAAGGAAATGTAGAAAAATATCTTTGGAGGTACGAGAAGAAGGTTGCTCCAGCAGAAGACCTAAAAAAAGCGTCTTGGTATCTTACTAGGCTTATTGAGGAAGTAAATGATAACACTCCGAATTCTTAATGAAGAACCCCTTGAGGATCTTAGAGAGGCCATCGCCACTACGATAGGCAAAGATCGACTCAAGGATTGGAAGCCAACTGATAGTCTACATAAGGATCTTTTTAGGTACTATGCAGAGCTTTTCATTGCAAACCACAGTATTGTCCGTTCTGTGCATTTCCGTATCAAGATAGACAATGCTCGAAAGGATGTCACTCGGCAACTCCTTCGCGCAACCAAGGGGCATCCGCAGCCCTTCGTTGAGTCAAGTAGGCCTGATTGGACTGGTGTTTCTCGGGATGAAAATGCTACCAATAGGTTTACTTGGGATCATACTCCAGAATCCTTTATAGCTATGGCACAGCAGAGGCTTTACTACAGGACTATGAAAGAAACTCGGCAGGAGACACTTGACATTATTCAAGCTATGTGGGATAGTGGGGAGCCTTTGCTGGAAGCAGTTGCGTTTTGTTCAGTCCCTTCCTGTGTGTTTCAGATGGGATGTCCAGAAGGAAAACAGTGTTGCCATTGGATTGATGACGGATTAGATGTTATTCCTATGGATCTTTGGAGACGTAGAGAATGGTTTAACGAGTGGCGTAAGGAGGTTAAGAAATGAAGAAAGCAGTAGCTGAGTTGGTGCTGAAGATTGAGGATTCTTATGGAGACAAGCAGTTTGAGGTTTTGTCTATTGTAAAGAATGCCGAAACAGGTAATTATACTGTAGAGGAGGATAAATGAGAAAATTTAAGAAGGGTAGTCTTGTAGAGTATACAGGGGCTACTGAGTATGGTCTTGTCTATGGGATGAAGGGAGGTGTGCTTGGTTATCCCAAAAAGGGTGAAACTAATCCCGGTGTATCTTTTGTCCGTGGCAATATGGATGTAGTTGTTGCCTTCCCTGATACAGTAAGGAATACATGGGACTGTAATGGACTTGCTCCTGACGGGAACGGGCTTTATATCAGGGAATGCTACCTGAAGAAGGTAAAGGAGAAATAGATGACAGACTATGGTGTGTTTACCCAGAAAACATGGAGTCATGCTATGGCTTGTGCGATGTCTTTGGAGTCTGCTTCCCATGAGGTGGGCGGCGTAACTCCCGCCATGAGTATGACCCTTGGTGATTTTATTGCTAATTATGGGCGTAACGGAGTTATATTCTCTATATCAGAGGATAAACGAAATGAGATTCAGGATTCTGACAGAACACAGGAGGCTAAATGAAGAATTTTGGAGTAGATCCAAAGGCAGATTCCGAGATCGACAAGAATCATCTTGAGGATGAATGTGTTCTGCGTCCGCAAATGTACTACTTCTATGCTATGCAGCTTGCAGAGGCAAAGAATGAACTGGATGTAGCTAAGAGTAATCTTGATGCTACTATTGCTCGTAGGAGTGCTTATTACTACAATAACCCCGTAGACGGTATTAAGACTACCGCAGACGGCATGAAAGTTATGGTAGGTAATGACACAGAGATTCAGGAGGCACAGGATGCTGTAGATAAGAAACAGGCCGTAGTGAATGTGCTCTACCCACAGGTAAGTATGGTGGAGATGACAAAGGGCTGTTTAGACAACTTGGTGAAATTGTCTTTGGCACGTTACTATAACGAAAGCGAAACAGATACATCAGGACAGACACGACTCAAAGATACGATGAAACGATAAGGAGACAAGAATATGGCATATGATTTTAGCAATCGCAGAGAGATTAAGAGTTCTAGTGGTGGGTTTACCAATGCACTTGACCTGAGTGGGCTTACAAAGAAACCCGAGTTTTTCAAGCTCAAGGCTGGGCCTAATAAGTTTGATATTCTCCCCTATGAGATTTCGTCGAACTTCCACCCACTTGTAGCATCTAAGGCGCTTTCCAAAGGGGATCCTGACTACAACCTGACGTTGTGGGTACATACCGATGTAGGCCCGAGTAAGGCCAAGTATGTTTGCCCCAATAAGAACTATGGAAAGCCCTGCCCCATCTGTGAAGCCCAGAGTAAGGCTAAGGAGAATGGGGATAAGGATACTGCTGATGTACTCTTTCCGAAGCGTCGTGTGTACTACAATATCGTAGACGCTATGGATCGTGAAAAGGGTGTTCAGCTCTTTGAGACCAACGTAAAGTATTTCCAGAAGCCTCTCGAAGTGGCTGATGAAGATGCCCGTAAAGACCCCGATCAGGAAGGCTACACCTTCTTCGCGGATCCTAAAGATGGTGGGCGCTCTATCAAGGTTTCTGGCTCTGCTGAGAAGTTTGCTGGGCATGACTTTGTTCAGGCCACCAATATCTCCTTTGCCAAGCGCCGTGATGGAATCGAAGAGCTTCTTGATGAGGTAATCCCTCTGGATAGGTGCATCAAACTCCTTTCCTATGAGGAACTGGAATCTGCTTTCATGGGCGGTATTGATGAGGATATTGAGGACGAAAAGCCCGAAGAAAAACCCGTCAAGAAAGCCGCCCCTGTAGAGGAAGAGGAAGTGCCTCCCAAGAAAGAGGTCAAGGCCGATGGATGCCCGAATGGGCACAAGTTCGGCAAGGACTGGGGAGAGTGCAAGGAATGTGATGATTGCACTACAGATGTTTACAAGGCTTGCCGCAAGGCTTCACGCGAATAAGGGGGATAGCCCGTGGGTATAAAAGCCTACGGGCTTATTTAATATGGACGATAAAGCACTCAAAAGACTGCAGAAGGAACAAATGGCAAAGAAAGAAATAACAGAGGGCTCTCCAATCATTTACTTCGATACTGGGCACACCCTCTTAAATTTGGTTACAGGAGCTGGCGAGAAGGCAGGATATGGCATGGGGATTATGTCCTCTACCATATACAGGGATCACGGCCAGTCCGGTGCATCAAAGTCCTTCAAAGCAACTGAACTTATTGCTGCGAACTACCACAAGTACAAGGATAAGTTCAAATACCGTTATATGGACGTTGAAAATGGCAACACCATAGACACTATGTCTCTGTATGGTTTTGATATGATTACTCCTCCTAAAAAGGGAGACCGCCCTGTTGTAACTGCTGAAGATTGGGATTATGACCTTCACAAATGGCTTGATACTATTCACCCTGAAAACGGGGAATGTGGTGTCTATGTTCTCGATTCCCTTGACTCTCTTTCTTCTGTGGATACAGAGGATCGTAAAGAAGAAAGGCGTAAATCCTATGACAAGGATAAGGAATTTGATTCTGGAACTTACGGCATGGGGCAAGCCCGGTATCTTTCACAGGAATTCTTCCGGGGTCTAACAGCAGAACTTAAAGCAAAAAATGCTATGCTCTATATCATCAGTCAGGAACGGGATGCCGTTAATGCTGGTATGTATGCCCCTAAGTGGACTGTGGGGGGTGGTAAGGCAGTTTCATTCTATGAATCGGTACGTGTGCGTTCCATTCTCAAGCAGAAGGAAGAGCAAGAAGGTCGTGTTGTTTCTGTTGTAGTTCAAGTAACTGCTGAGAAGGTTCGTAATCCCCGTCCGTTCCGTAGTTGCTTTGTAACTATTCACTTCACCTATGGACTTGATTCTGTGGCCGATGAAATTGACTTCCTATTTGATCTGCGCTCTCCTGATACAGGAAAGCTCCTTAAACGAGCAGAAAGTGTAGTATGGGATGATAGTGCTGAAATGACTCGGGAAGAACTCATTCAGTATATTCATGAACATAAACTGCGGAAAGAGCTTAAGCAACGTGTTATAGACAGATGGAATGATATTGAGGATTCCATTGCTATCAAACGCCCAGCTAAGTTTGCTGATGAGGAGGACTAAATGAACCGGTTTACGCTTGCAGGGATCACTCCAAATAAGAACGAAGACACCATGCCAGATCCAGATGACTATGATGATGTATGTGCCTATGCAGATGCTGTAGAGAACTGTAATAGTAGTGCTGTTGGGCGTGTCATTGATGTCATGGGGAGTGATGCTACTTATCTCTGTGGAGAACATGCCCTTAGACACATCTCTGACGAATCTTTCCGACTGCTTATGGACTACTTGAGTAAATACGACGCTATGCTTCGTGGTGAAGTGTAGTGCCTAGAATCAAGAAAGAAATTCTCCCTCCAGAGCATTGCACTTCTGTGAAGGATTATGAACAGAGTAAATATTGGGCCGCTAAGTCTAAGAAGCTATTAGAGCCAAAAGACTTAATGTGCCCTGTTTGTGGTCGGAAACGCTGGCTATGGATGCCCAGAAAGAAGAAGTGGAAGTGTATTCGTTTTGTGTCCCACCATACTGCATATAGTCACTGTCCTAATGAACAAGAAAAGGACATACTGGTCATTTGTTGGCAGTGCCACGATCTCTTTCATTTATTACTCCGTCTGGAAAAGTGGGGCGGCGTGTTTGCTGAACTAGGCCAAATAGCGAGAAGGGTCTTTAAGTACGAGGGAATCCAGACATTTAAGCCTTGGTAGCTGTTGACAAGAATTAGTTTTTATGATAATATACCCTATATTGGATAAACTGAAATAATCCCGTATGGGGTATGTTTCTATTTAGGAGTAAAGATTGGACGATCAAGAACTGAAACGTAGAATCCTAGAGCTACTGGCTGCTGGTGATCTTACGAAGCAGCAGATTAAAGACACACTATGGGTAAAAAGTGAAAAGACACTAAACCTCCTCTTGAAAGAGCTACAAGTGGATAATTTGATCTATAGGCACGGTGCTATTTATAGTATTGCTAAACCCATAGAGAAGCCTAAGAAACCAGCTACTAAAAAGGTAGCACCTAAATCCCGTTTCTTAGTAGAAGGTTTACTGCGCATAATGTTTGGCCTAGTCGGCATAGGCACTACTATAGTTGGTATCAGGAATACAGCAGTTTTTACAGCAACAGTATTTCCCGTACCGTTCTGCTATATTCTCTCGGGTGTTATAGCCTTATTTATGATAGGGGCTATTCCTGCTGTTATCTATCTTTGGGGCCATGGCAGGAAGAACTTTGCTTGCACACTTACTCCTATCTGGCTCGTTGTAACGCTGTTCTCTATGTTCTGCACTATAGAAGGTATGTATTCTATTCAGAAAGACAACTTTATTGAGTCAGAAACCGTTTCTAATATTGACACAACTAACGAGAAGTTGTATAATGAGTATGAAAAACAGAGTATCTATATACAGGCTCTAATTGATTCTAAGCAAATAACTCTGACTAGGTATAATAATGAGATTGCAATGTATGGCGTAAAAGAACTAACTAAGGATGAACAAAAGGATTACAATAGGCTAGCTAATAATATAGCCTCGGTTGAGACCTATATAAAGCAACAAACGACAGAACTGGCTAAAGTGTCGGAGAAGAAAACAGCTTTGCTTAGTAAGCAGGAAGGTAAGAAGATAGTAGTTAAGAGCTTCTATGAGTGTATAGAGGATATGTGCGGAATCAAAGCATTTCTGTTGCAGTTTATAGTGAGTTGCTTTGCAGCCATTATATTGGATATATTGGGGCCGATCTCTATGAGTTTGGCTATGTATTTGAAGGATAAATAAATGGATTTACAGAAGATGCAAGATGTACTAAAAATGGCTCAGGATTATATTGAGGATGGATCTTTACTGCCTCAAGACATGAGCCATCCTTATTTCCGTATAAGTGCTGCAATAGATGAAGCACTTATTGAGCTTGAGGATGAAGTTGATTATAAAGAAATATATCAAAAACAAAAACTTGTCATTTGCGCGATGAAGAATAACAAAGTAGATTATAAGTTGGTTGCCTTTAGGGATATGCAGAGGAGGCTAAATTATATAAAGCCAAGTAGAGAGTTCCAAACTATACAGGAGCAAAAAGCATTTAATCATGCACTAAATAAAGTTCGAGAGACGGTGGAATTACTTATACATGGGTGTGAAACAGAGAGAAAAACAGTAACCATGTACGAGGTATCGCATGTTTGACACAGATCAAGAAGCAATAGACCTCCTTGTAAGCAAGGGATGGACACTTAGCCGTCAGTTTAACTTCTTCTCTCCTAGGTCGTATGGGGAATGTCCACACGAAGAGAAGCTAGCTATACTGTATCTTTTGAATGAACATGATTTCAGCTATGGAGGTGCAGTATGAAGTATTTTGTTAGTTTCAAATGGATGGACAAAAATTACCAGAGCTATCCTGGTGAGTTTAGTGGGCATACTGTTATAGAACTAGGAGCACCAATCACGTCTTCGGAAGACCTCACGGGTATAGTAGAGACTATTAAACATCAAAATGAGAGAATATATTCTGTAGCAATCGTTAACTGGAGACGCATGGAGGATCCTGAGTAATGCTTAAACAAGTAGAATTATGGAATTTTGAGAGTCATCAGCATTCTATTATAGACATGTCTAATGGTATAAATATATTCTCAGGTTCATCCGGTCAAGGCAAGTCATCTATCCGTCGTGCTATTATGTGGTGTATGACCAATAAGCCTAATGGCAGTGCTATGGTGTCTTGGAGCGCGTTCGACGCTAAAGGAAACCAGAAAGAGCCTTGTCGTATAATCCTCACCTTTGACGATCTTGTTATAGAGCGTCAGAAAGGCCCAGAGCTTAATGGTTATATTCTCAATAATGAGAAGACTCTTGAAGCTGTTGGAACCTCCCTCCCCGATGAAGTTGCTGCTTTACTTAATGTATCTGATATCAACTATGAAGACCAACTTGGGGCACCGTTTCTCCTCTCAGAGTCCTCTGGTGAAGTGGCACGATACCTTAACCGTATTGTAAACCTAGATGAAGCAGATAGATTCCAATCTGAGGTAGAAAGCAAACGGCAGAAGTGCAACAAAGACATCACGATTACAGAAGGGTTGATTAAACGACTGTCTGAGAGTGTAGAGTCTCTTGCATGGCTGGATAAGGCAGACCAGCTCATAGGTCAGATAGAATCAAAAGATACTATCATAGAAGGTAAGGAAACCACTATAAGCAGTATTAAGCAATCTATTACTGATTATGAAGAGCTGTCTCGAAAAATGGATAGTTATCGAGGCATCCCTGAGAAGGCTGCAGCTCTTATCAAGAAGATCGAGTCCTTCAATATAGAGGATAAGATTAAAGAGAAAGAGACTCTTGCTGCTAGTATTGGAAATTTCAGGAAGTATCAGAAGGAAGCTGGGCTTAGTGATGTCATCGAAGAATCCGAACGGAAGGTACGAAAGATAGGCAAGCTCAATATTATCATAGAGGATGCCCAGAAAGATCTTGACAACCTGAAGACTTCTCTGGTACAATACAAGAAGCTCAAAGAAGATTGGCTTGCTAATGAGAAAGAGCTGGGTGTGGCTGAGGCAGAAATGAAACTGAGTTGTATCTGTCCAGTGACAGGTATGAGTTGCACAAGACTAGAAACGCCTGTAGCATTTTAAGGAGGATAATATGAATAAAGAATCTCTTAAAGAAGAAACCAACAAATACCTTGTATCGAACCCCAATTACAGTGAAATTTGCCCTATATATGGTGTGGGGGATAAAGCACTGATGGCAATGGCCTTCCAAAAAGGAGCCGTAGTAGGAGAGCGTATTGGAAAAATTTCACTGCTGAAATATCTGAGGGTCATTTGTGATGAGTTCCGGTTCACTGACAATGTGGCTATCAGGATGCAGTATTTATTGTCTGAACTAGAAGAAGAGGTAAATAATGCCTAAGTACGTCTTTAGCGCCGACGAGCACATGCGTGGAGATCGTCCTATATGCAGGACAGAGACAGAAGAAGAATGGCTTGAATTTCAGACAGCTAGACTCAATGAAGTAGTATCTATAGCTAATGAACATAAGGCAGAGCTTATTCTGGGCGGCGATCTTTTTGATGCCCCCAACGTGCCTTCTAGCGTTGTAGCTGTAGTAATTGATGCCCTTCTCAGTATGAAGAAACCTTGCCACATCTTAGCAGGAAACCATGAACTTTCATACAGGCGTTTTGCTAATGTAGGAACTTCTAGTATTGGCATCCTCAAGGCTATAGCAGGAGACAATACAGGAATACTTAGATTCTACACACCTAAAGAGCAACTTATAGAAGGGCGTTTTCAGCACTCTCACCAAGCAATTTCTGATATATCTGTTGTGCATACCTTGTCCTTTCCCAGTGACGATGACATCCCCTTTAATGCTAAAGCAACTACAGCAGAAGAACTTTGCAAAGAGTACCAGACCAAGTGGGTGTTGGTTGGAGATCTTCATGAAACCTACCATGTTCAGATAGGCAAGCAGCATGTGTTCTCCTCTGGTGCCCTTACGCAGCAAACAGTAAAGGAACGAGACTCTAATCCGGGTGTTTGGTACATTGATACAGATAAAGAGGAATTTGAGTTTATTGAAGTATATCATGATGCCTCTAAGATATCGGATGAACACCTTCTACGCAAGCGTGAGCGTGTAGCAGAAATAGAGTCTGTACTGGAAGCTATGAAGTCAGGGAAAACTGACGTTTCTCTTGACTACATTAAGAATCTCTATTACTATGTAGAGCATAATAAAGTCTCAGAAGGGGCTATCAAGATTATAGACGAAATAAAGGAAGGTGTAGAATGAAACTTGATTGGGAGAAAGTAGACAGAGGTATTATGGAGTTTCTAGGAACAGGCATTGTAGTGGTGATAGTATTCTGTGCATTATTTGGATTTGGGTGGCTTGCCGTGTTTCTGGGTAAAGCTTTCTTTACTAGTATAGGAGTTCTGTAATGGAAGTAGACAGAATAAGGGAATGCAAGAAGATAGCAGAGGATGGCATTGCTGATATTATAGCAGAATTTGAAAAACAGACAACTACTATAGTCAGCGGATTGAGTATATCTGCATATACAGAGACAGGTATTAATTACACACGCTTGATTACATCATATGATCTGGAGGTTAAACTATAATGGATACAAAGACGTTTGAATCAATTAAGACTAAGGTAGACACTCTCAAGCAGAAACAAGCTAAGGCTGAGGGTGCTATGGAATCCATCAAAGCAGACTGGCTCAAGAACTATAAGACTGAGGATATCAGTGAACTTGAAGCTAAACTGACTGAGATGGAAGAGGACGTAGAAGCTGATGTAGCTGATAGAGACAAGGTATTTGAAGAGCTGAAAGGACTTTATTCTTGGAGTTTTGTATGACAACACTAGAAAAGATTGCCGAATGGGAGAAGGGTTGCAGTAATACTATAGTCCCCGGAAAGTCTCCAGAGGATTGTCCGGAGTGTACTAGAGGGCTTATTACTGCTCTTAAATACGATACATGTAAGTACGAGGCACATAGTCCTCATTATTCTAATAGATATTTAGGCTACATTACCTCTTGTGGACATACGCACACTCAGATATATGGAGCTTACTGCCCATATTGTGGAAGGCCTGTTCAGGTGCTACATGAATAACATATCAAAGTATAAAGACTTCACCACAAGGAAGCTTGGCGAGCGTTCCCTGCTCCAGAAGCAACTTGCAGAAGCACAAGAGCATCACACTTATCTCAAGGCACGAGCTTTGTCTATCATAGAAGCCCAGACTATTATC